CTACAGCGCGGCTGAAATCGCGGTTTTACCGTCATATTCAGCCAGGTATTTACCGTAATTGCGGAATATCATTTCCGGCCCCTTGTGGCCCATCTGCCCGGCAAGCCAGAAGAGGTTAACGCCCTGGCTAATATGCTTGGTGGCGAATGTATGTCGCGTCTGGTACGGGTTACGGTAGCGCACGCCAGCTTTTTTCAGGGTCGGCACCCATGCTTTTTTACGGATCGCGTCGGCGTTCGCCCAGGGTTCTCCCGTTTTCGGATCGCTGAATATGAACTCACTTTTCATAAACGTGAATTGTTTCTGCGCCTGCAGGGCTGCCAGCGCCTCACTGTTCAGCTCAACCTTACGGGTACCGGCTTTTGTCTTAGTGCCTTTAAGAACCCCTACGACACTGGCCGCCTGTACGTGAGCTGTGTTCGCTATGGTGTCGAGATCAGGCCAGCGCAGCGCGCACAGTTCGGAGCTCCGCAGACCGGTATTGAAGGCAAAGCGGAACAGGTTTTCCCATTCCGGGTATCTGCAGTTCTGGTAAATAGCGAGGGTTTCCGCTGGCGTGAACGGGTCAACCTCGTAATCGTCGGCGCTCGGGCTGCTGTCGATCACGTGGTACCGGCTGGCGCTGACAAGGGTTACCGGGTTAATGGTCAGCAGGCCATCCGTCACAGCTTCATCTATGGCGCTGCGCAGAAACGAAAGGTTATTCCTGGTCGTTTTCAGCTTTGTTTTCCGGCTGGCTATCCAGTTTTTAAGGACCGCTGGCGTCAGTTCTGACACATGGAGTTTATGCAGAGCTGACAGCGCCGACAGGCATTTTTCATAACCGTTGATAGTCGACGGGGACAGGTTGCGGTTCTGGCAGATTTTCAGGTACTCGTCCAGGTAAGACTTTATGTTTTTGGTTTTCTTCACCACCCCGAACAGCCCCAGCTTTTTGGAGTTGGGGAAATATTTCGCATATTCAAAGGCGCCACTGACGATCTGGTTTTGTATCTCCCCGAGCAGGCGCTCGGCGTACTTCACACCGCGCGCGTTTGCTTCCATTTTGGAGAGGGGCTCCCGGCACAGAACCCCTTTGTATGTGAAAGTGATAACCAGAGTGTCGCCAGTTTTATGCTGGCGGATGGTTACTCCTCTTGGGAGAGATAATGATCCTTGTTCTTTCTTGCCCACTTTGAAACCTCCGTTAAGTCAATCCAGCGTTCTTTAACGCCATCGACTTTTAATACATGTACTCCCTCCTTCCATAACCCCCTTTGTATCCGTTTGTTAACGGCTTCAACCGTTTCTCCGGCATCCCGGCAGTAGGTTGAAAGTGGTACGCAATCAAGACTCATGACCGACCTCCCGCCCAAATGCCTGGGCATTTTCCAGTTCATTTGCCGCATAGATAAGTGCGTTGTGGTGCGCTCTAAAACTGCCATCAAGTTCGCTAGCCGCTCTCTTGCGCAAAAAATCGATTGCAGCCTGATAGTCTTCACTGGCTCGCAGATCTCCCAGTACCATCAGCATGTTTTCCGGGTCGATAGGGATCGTGGCGAGCCCCAGCTGCTTGGCCTCCGTTGCTAGACGGGTCCAACGCTTAATAACTTCTAAAACCGGCTTATTCATGGAGCTCCTCGCTACTTCACCAAAATTTATATTCAATCAATGCACCTATAACGATGGACACCAGAAGAAGGGCGAGCAGTATAGAGTTAATGAATTGTTTCATCGCTCACCTCCATCGCTTGCCCTGACACAGTTTTCCCAGCCACCGTAGCTGTTAACCATTTCGCCAAGGCGGGAGAAACAGGCGTTGATCCAGCGGATGCCTCTTGGGGTTAGCGCAGGCACAGTTCCCCAGTCGATGAAGTCCGAATTGCTGCGATGCATATATTTGATGAGGTCCAGAATATCGATGTAATGTGCACGGCGGCGATCTAAATCCCAGCCTTTTTCTTCCAGATACGAGTCGATAAAACCCCGCAGCGCTGGCTGGTCTAGCGAAATATCACCGTACTGGTGACGATATACCGGGCGACGGTGCAGGCTGACCAGATGGAACAAGTAGGCATCACACACCCATGTCAGCGCCTGCTGGTGGGCTTCCTCCGGTGAGCCAGCGGGATACCAGAGTTGCTTATTCATGCTAGCGTCCCTCCGGGGTATAAATCGCTTTATCGTGGAGGTACGCGCCATTCCAGGTTTTTTTCATTGGCAGCTCACCTTTCATGTACAGCTGATACAGGCGGTGGCAGCCTTTCTCCAGCAGTACTGGCGTAAACTTCGTGAAAGCATCCTTGCCGTGCGGGGTGATCTGCGTCTGGTCTTCCGTCAGATATTTGTCGCGGGCATATGAGGCGACGCGCCAGCGCGGATCTTTCTCTGGGTCGCGTTGCTCGTTAAACACCCAGCCACGCTCGGACGCCCACCACATCATTTTGTTGATGTTGACGCCGTTCAGCGCCTTGCTGAATGCCGGGATCGTCATGCCTTTGGTGAAGTGCTTCTCCAGGCTTTCAACAGTGGCGCTGAGGGTCCTGGTTTCCAGTGCAGCGGCTTCGGCGCGTTCTTCGGCTTCAATGACCATCAGCGCCAGTTCTTTACGGCTAAGTGTCAGCGGTGTTGCCGGTGAAGCGATGGTGCCACGCTGCGTGAAGTAGAATTCCACCAGGTCCTCGTGGTACCCCCACGCCTGATCCGTCTCCAGCATTTTCGCGTGGTTGGCCGCGCCGCGTTCTGTCCACAACATAAGAGAACGGGTTTTGTTGGAAATTTGCAGGTAACTAAAAGTCACTCGCAAATTAGCTAACTCTTCCCCTGTGACTTTGAAGAAGTGTTTTCCTTCTGCAAAGCGGGCGGCGTTGCGCGAATAGTTCATCTTGATGTTGACGATATCAGTACCGTACCCGGCCGCCAGCTGTTCAGTGGTCACAACTCGCTGACCGCGATACGCGATGATCTGCAGGTCACGGGCCGCGACTGGTGCTAATTCTGCTTTCATTGCCATCATCATTGCTCCTTAATGCAAAACGTGGTTGGCTGGCATTTTTTTACCGGTGCGCAACTGGGCAGCGAGATCTACAAATATCTCGTCGAGAAACTCTGCGAACCACGAATGACCGACTTCTTTCAGCCGCTGATCGTTGGCGTAGTAGAACTGGTAAACAGCCAGATAGCGTTCCTTAGGCTTGTGCTCGATCAGTGCGCATTCCACATGCTTAATCAGCAGATTTTCAATAAGCTCCCGGGTTAAGCCGAAAGTAAACTCCTTGGTTTTAAACTGGTATTGCCCGTCACGGAGTCCCCAGCGGTTTTCGCAGCTGATGAGATAAAGCATGGCGACCGTACCGCGCATGGACTGGACGACGGTTAGAGCCCACTCATGCTGTTCTTCTAAAGTAAGGGAGCCTTTGCCATAGCGGTTTTCGTCAAGCATCCAACCAGGAATCGTTACGTCGGATTGCTTTTGGATTTCCTTCAGGCGAGCAACAAGTTGCTTCACGTTTTCTTTATCATGGTCAGTCATCTGTCTTTCTCCCGGTTATAGGTCTCATGGCTCATTACTTCCCAGTTCTTGCCGCCATCGCGGGAAAGTAAGCGCCAGCGGTGGTTTACCTTCAGGCTTAGGTTCCCGGTGCCGTGCATGCGGCAGGGGTGAATCCGCCTGGCTCTAAACTGGCGCAGGACGTGCGCCGCTTTAAGATGAATCCACTCAGGAATTCGAATTGCAGTCAGGGCCACCTTTCACCTCCGCGATCCGCAGCTCCATATCACGAGCCATCTCAATAAACGTGTCCAAAGAGCAGATATGTTCATCAGGAAATAACCGCCGATCACATTTCACCTGGCAATTTTCGATGTAGAGAACGACGCGGCCAGTGAAGTCAGGCAGAACATGCAGCTCTACGTTCAGAACCGGGCGGCCACTCTGGCTAACGTTTTGTTGACTGATCATGCTTAGCCTCCGCTGCTACTGGTTTATGCTTTTTGGCAAAATCGATCAGTTCTGCAATGAGAACGTCGATTAACTCTTTGCCGCTTTCCGTCAGGAACTCACCGCGGCCATTCACGTCTACAGCGCTGCCATAAATTCCCCGGACAGCCTTAATCCCTTCAATACTCCCGAATTCGCTCACGGCCTGTTTTTCAAATCGGCTCAATAGGCCATCGAGTAGAATCTCTGTTAATTCGATAGTTTTTATTTCGCCTTTTGGCTGGTTAATAATGATGCAGTTACTACCGGTTTTACGCTGGTGGCGGAGTAACGCTGCTTTAAGAATTCGACGGCGATATGTTTCGATTAATTTATCCATCTAAATAATCCTTCTTTGCGCGTCTTCATTCGCCAGTACAATTTTCTCCTCTTTCTCGGTCCATGAATAAACGGAGCCAGCGAGGTCATAAGCCAGACCTAAAAGGCCATCAAGCTGGTAGCAATCGAAATCCTTATGATGGGCGTGGATAGTTTGCATAAGCGCATTCAATTGCTCAGCTACAACATTTACGGTCTGTATATCTTGTCGCTTTTGAATGGACATGAATTATCTCCCATATGCTTTCTTTAAAAAAAGATTGGCTATGTGCCAATATCCAGCGCTACGCATTAATTGCGCTGTCTTATAAGCCGCTTTATTTACCATGTTGATTTCCCATTAAATGGATGTAATATTCCCCAGCTTTTACGCTGTATTTATTCCAAATTAATTTATTGGTAGGTTTATTTATTTTTTTTCTTTACTAGCTTGCTCTTCGATTAACCAGGCGCATACATCACCAGTCAATCGGCGTAACAATGTAGCGATAGCGATGATTTCTGTGTCCACCATGCGATCCGGGTAAGACTCCATCATCCGGCAGATTATCTCTGCTTGATGTGCGCGCTCAGCTGCTTGAGCTAATGATATTTCATGCGCCATTAATTCCATCCTTAACGCCACAAAGATATGACGCAGTTTGTGAGATTTTATTAGTGGCAATTGTTAATTCAGCCAAATCGGAAATAACACCTGAAAGCTCTCGAATTTTTTCGTTTTCGACGTTCTCGCATTCAGACATATTAAAAATTGTTTCACTTATATGCTGGATGGCATGCAGGATGGAAATTGTTTTGCAATCACAATCCGATGCAATGTCACCATAATTAATATCTGGTTCTTGTTTAGTGAACCGGAAATCAGGAATGTCGATGAGCTGAATAAGGCTTTTAGTGGTCATATGGTTCTACCTCGTATTATACCGCCAATCACTTAAGTCGTAATTAGAATGGCCTGGATAAAGCGAGGTGTCAACCACTAAAGTAATTTTTTACTATCGCTTAGGTAGTTTATTGAGTTTTCAGGATAAAAAAAAGGCCGCTAAAGCGGCCTGAGGTGATGAGGAAGGAATTATCCGAAGCGTTTAAATGCTGCTGATTGTTTGATTAAAACCTTACCCAGTATGTGGAACTGGCCTTCATCACTCTCTTCTATCTCCCAAGAGTTATAAAGCTTGTTGTCGGATAACACAATCAGGCTGGTCTTAAGCATTTGTAATCGCTTGATATGAATAGTCTTACCAAAAATAAACACGTAGATCCCGTCACCTTCAAAGTGACTAATCGACGTATCGACGAATACAAAATCCCCAGGGTCGATAGTCCCTTCCATACTATCGCCGTTGACTGTAATAACTTTGATAGCATGAGCTGGTCGATTACCAAACATAAGTCTTGCCTGCTCCTCGGTGTACTCTATAGCCCTTATCGTTTCGATAAATTCTGAGGACACAAAAGTTCCTGGCCCTGCACTAGCCTGTACATCAAGAACGTCTACGCGGTACGTGTCTTTGGCGGGTACAGGCGACGGGTAATGACTTGAATCTACCAGTCCTGCTAAATATTTCGGGCCTTCACCTGCTGCGAGCCATTCTGGCCTGACTCCTAACACCCGTGAGATCTCAACGGTTTTCCGGGAGCCAATCGCCGCGCCTGAAGTCAGTTTCCATATGCTGGATTGAGACATCCCTACCGCTTTTGCGAGGGATGCTTGAGTGAATCCAGCTTCCTTCATGGCTTCGGTTAATCGATCTGAGTATGTGTTTTTGTTCATTCTAATTACTCCATAAGTTGTTAAAAACTTAGCCTAAACGGTCTTTTAAGTCAAAAAGTAATTAGATGGCTTGCTTGTGATTATGATAATCGCTAAAGTAATAATTAATTACTAAGGGGGTTTTATGATTTCAGAGCCAATCGACATCGCCATTCGGCGTGCCGGTAGCCAAGGGGCGCTGGCCAAAATGTGCGGCGTCTCTCAGGCTACGGTTTGGAAATGGCGTCATGGGAAAAAAGTCAAAGCTGAACATGTTCTGAAGATTGTTGCTGCGGCCGATGGACAGATTGCTGCATATCAAATACGCCCAGATCTGCCTGATTTATTCCCACGTCCTAGTGACGATAAATGAAATGTTACCTGGGTTTGAGCAGGTAGATCTGCCAGGGAGTTATAGCCAGGCAGATTCGGAATGGATTAAGCAGCAGTTATTAACCCTGGCACCTACCGCACGACGAAAAGCAATGCAGCGTTATGCAGCTGTGTACCAGGAATCCTATGACGCCGAGCCAGTTTCTTACCGCAAGGAGAACCGGGCAAGGCATGAAGCAAATACACGGCTTCGCCTGTTCGTGAGGAATCACGGCAGGGCATTGCAGGGGTATACAACTCAGCCGCCCCTGGCAGGAACACAACTGCGTTCCTGAGTGATACCGGGCTTAAAGGTGCCCGGTGGCTGAATCCCAATTCTCAATGTATTTGCGTACTAATTAAATGGTTCAGGCGCAATTAAATGAGAGGAGGGGAGGGGGAGGAGTGCCCGTGTGTTAGTGCGAAGCACTGGAACAGGCTTTTCCAACAGACAGGCACATAGGTTAGGTAGATCTCGATCTGGGGCTTGGTTTTAAAAAATGCCCGTATCACTCAGCTAGTACAAAGAGGGAAAAAATGAAAACAGACCTGAAGCAAAATTTAATCGCTCTCTTGGAAGAGCAGTTCATCCGGTCCGATGACAAAGTCATTTTTGACTACGTGATGCAAAAGAAAATTAAGGCTCAGGGATACCACCTGCAGCGCAATTTCACCGTCAGCGTTGGCGGTGGACGTAAGGGGTTCATCGACTGCCTGGTGACCTCACCTGACGGTCAGCAGTGTGCCATCGAAATTGACAAACGCACTCCTCGCAGCCGCTCGCTGATGAAACTGAGCGAACTGCCTGCAGGGATGTCTGGTTTCGTTCTTCTCAAAGACGGAAAGCACCCTTTGCGTTACAGCGAAGACGGAATCGACATCATCCGGGCGACGAAATTTAAGTGAGCTGATTCAGAAGGGAGGCTGGCAACCTTTGGGGAGGCCGCCAGCCATGTGAGGGGAATCCATGAAAACCACATCACAGAATTATTATCTCATCACCGCGGGGGCAGCACAATGCAGCTGACGATCACACCGAATTTTGCACAGGATCGCGCGCTTAACATGCTGCGCCGGGACTGGAAGGCAAACGACACTTTCATGGTGTACTCGCCGACCGGTAGCGGCAAGACGGGGCTGGCCGCATTCATCGTTGCCGGGTTCGTCAGCCGTGGCAAGCGCGTTCTGTTCTGCGCGCCATACACCATCCTGATCGGTCAGACGGCAAACCGCTTTGTTGAATATGGATTACCGGGTGACGAAATCGGGTACATATGGGCAGATCATCCAAACTACGATCCGTCACTGAAAATCCAGATTGCCAGCGCCGATACGCTTATTCGCCGCGTGTTCCCTGACAACATCGATCTGCTGATCATCGACGAAGCGCACCTGCGCAAAAAACGCATCTTGCAGGACATCGAACGGCTGCGCGCTAAAGGCGTGAAAGTGATTGGCCTGTCAGGTACGCCGTTTTCACCGTTCTTGGGCAAATACTATGACCGTCTCATTAAACCGACCACCATCGGTGAGCTGATCCAGCGCGGCGACCTGAGCAATTACGAGTTCTACGCGCCTACTAAGCCGGATCTGAAAGGCGTCAAATTGGCCCCATCACTGGAGTTCGGCAGCGATTACAACGAGGCGCAGCTGGCCGAGATTATGTGCGGTTCCACGCTGGTGGGCGATATCGTACAGAACTGGCTGGAGCATGGTCGGGATCTGCCGACAATCGCGTTCTGCGTGAACGTGGCTCACGCCAATTTCCTGACTATCCGGTTTAACCAGGCTGGTGTTAACGCCGAGGTTATGACCGCTGACACCCCGGTGGAAGATCGCCAGACCATCATTCATCGCTTCGAGACTGGTGCCACGAAAATCATCGTGAGCGTGGGCGTCCTGGTGGCCGGGTTCGACAGCGACGTTCGCTGCATCATCTACGCCAGGCCAACCAAAAGCGAGATCCGCTGGCTGCAGGCGCTGGGCCGCGGTCTGCGCACCGCGCCGGGCAAAGAGTCCTGCCTCATCTTCGATCACAGTGGCACTGTACACCGCCTGGGTTATCCGGATTCCATCGAGTATGACGATCTGCCCGGCAAATCAGATGGTATGGAAGAAAGTGCGCGCCGCGCAGCTGAAGAACGCGAAGAGAAGCTGCCACACGAGTGCTCACAATGCCATTACATGAAACCAGCTGGCGTCTACGTCTGCCCGAAATGCGGCCACAAGCCGCTGGCCGGTGAAGATATCGATACAGACACCGGGCGCAAGCTTAAAAAGCTGGGCACCGAGCAGCGCCAGCCCACAAAGGCCGAGAAACAGGCCTGGTGGAGCCAGATCAAGTTTTACCAGCGTCAGCGCGAATCTCTGGGCAAAAAGCCGGTAAGCGATGGGTGGTGTAAGCACACTTTTCATGATCGCTTCGGAGAGTGGCCCAACGGCCTGAGCGACTACCCGATGGACATCACCCCAACGGTTTCGAACTTCATCAGGCACAAACAGATCTCCTTTGTGAAAGGGAAGGCTAAACGCCAGCAGGATGTAGCAGCAGAACCTGCGACTTCCCGTATTCGCCACGCGCATAACACGATTAACGAAATCAGGCAGCAGTTAGGGAAACAAGCATGAAGACGGCAGCAGCGGCTAAAGGCCAGTGGGCCATGATTTTTGAACATTATGGGCTTCCGCCGATCACCGGCAAAAATCACTTCAAAGGCAAATGCCCGCTATGTGACTCAATTGGTAAGTTCCGTATCGATGACCGTGACGGTGCCGGCACTTGGATCTGTACCTGCGGCAGCGGAGATGGATTGAAACTGGTTACGCAAACGCAGGGCAAACCCTTCAATGAGATCTGCCGTGAAATCGACGAGCTGATCGGCAATACCTTTGCTCGAGAAAAAATACCGGTCACCAGCAACGCTGGAAGCCTGCGCAAAAGGGTGATCAGCAAGTTTTCAAAGCTATCACCGCTGCGCGGCACATCCGGCGCTGAGTATCTCAGCTCCCGTGGTGTCTACCAGCTTCCACAGGACGCTATCAGATTCAACGACCATGAGCGCTACGGCGGAAAGGTTTTCCAGAGCCTGTATTCACTCGCAACAGATGACAAGGGCGAGCTTTGCTATCTGCACAGAACCTTGCTGGACGGAAACCGGAAGGCTCAGTTGAAAGATTCATCAGGGGCGAAGCGTCAAAAATCACTTCAGGAAGAAAGTTATCTGGATCACGCCCGTTCGGTGGCGATCCGTATGTTCCCAGTTTCCACCACGCTGGGCATCGCCGAGGGCATCGAAACAGCCCTGTCAGCGCACCAGCTTTACGGGGTAAACACCTGGGCAACCATGACCAGCGGATTCATGAAGAAATTCCGTGTGCCAGCTGGCGTGAAGAACTTCATCATTTTTGCAGACCGTGATGTCAACAGTGCTACCGGTTTAGCGGCTGCTATGGAATGTGCTCATGCCAATTTGATGGCAAAAAACGACCTCGAAAAGGTCAGTATCTACTGGCCGGATAATGGGGACTTTAACGACATGCTCATGAACGGCGATCAGGTTCGTGAAATGGTTTTCTATAAAAAACAGCAGGTGGCCGCATGAAACTGGAAGCAGCACTTAAACATTTTAGTCCTCAGGGAATGCATATCAGCGACGACGTAAAAGGAACCTCTCCGGATCGCCTCACCGGCACTGATGTTATGGCGGCGATTGGTACCACCAGCAGCCGCGCACGTTTCGGCCTGGCGGCATTCTTCGGGAAGGCCGGGATCAGTAAAACAGATGAGCAGCTCGCGGTTCAGGCGCTGGCCCGTTATGCGATGGATTCCGCTCCAAAGAACGTGCGTAAAGCAGCTGGTAGTGAGTTCGGCTGGTGCATGCAGGTACTGGCGCAATTTGCCTTTGCTGATTATTCCCGTTCGGCGGCCACCAGCGCGGCGTGCAGCAGCTGCGGCGGTACCGGTTTTACGTCCCAGTTCGAGGATGTAATCAAGCACCCTGGCATTTTCGATGCAGACGGTGCTGAAGTTGTGGCCCCGAAGGTTAAGCGTGAGCTGGTGAAACGTACATGCAGTACCTGCGAAGGAAAGAGGGTGATCCATGCTCGTTGCCGCTGCGGAGGTAAAGGCGAGGTCCTCGACCGCGCAGCGACGAAGGAAAAGGGGGCCCCGGTGCTTAAAACCTGTGAGCGCTGCTCTGGTAATGGCTTCTCTGCTGTATCTTCTGCCACGGCACACCGAGCCATTCTGAAGCGTCTCCCGGATCTCCATCAGTCCTCATGGTCACGAAACTGGAAACCATTCTATGAAATGCTGGCGGACACGCTGCGCCAGGGAGAGCGGCAAGCCGCTGAAGAATTCGAGAAGGCTACAGCTTATTAATGTGATCGGAACAAATAGCGACATTTTATTGCACGATAGCGTTGACTCTGCATAAAGTTGTCCTGTATGCTTCTAATTATGGAGTATAACGCCTGTAGATAATTAACCTCGAAAAGCCCGCCACGTTGCGGGTTTTTTAGTATCCGCATTTCCTGCGCACCGCCCGCGCATTCATCACGTCGAACCAATCCATTTGAAATGAGCCTTTGAGGAAGTCAGTTAGCGCTGGCGAGCCTCGACGGGCTGGTTTCCTGTGCGGCAAAGGTTCATTTCAAAGTAAGGCATACGCATATCATGAGCATCACGCAAGAACGGTTGAAAGAGGTTCTGAAGTACGACCCTTTGACTGGTTTATTCGTTTGGATCAAGCGAACAAACTCACGGTCAACGCCTGGAAAAATAGCCGGGAACGCAGATACGTACGGCTATATCCAGATAATGATCGATAAAAAATTAATTTTCGCTCATCGGTTGGCTTTTTTGTACATGGACGGTGCACTGCCTCCGGCTGATAAGTGTGTCGATCATATTAATGGCAATCCCAAAGATAACCGATGGGACAACCTACGCATCGTTACCCAGTTTGTTAATCAGCAGAACAGGCACAAGGCCAGAAAAGGTGCGAAGTCTGGGCTGATTGGAGCAAACTGGTGCCAGGCTCGTGGTGTGTGGCGTTCCGCTATCAGAGTCAACGGACAACGCAAAGAACTTGGTAGTTTCAAAACTGCAGAACTGGCCCACGAAGCTTATACGAAAGCTAAAGCTGAGTTGTGTCGTTAACTCCTACACGACATCAAACCCGCCTCTGTGCGGGTTTTTTTATGCCTGTAATTCTTCGCGCCACGCTCGGCGCAATTCAACCACAGAGCCTTTCAGGGGTGAGCCATAGGGAGCGGTCGGTGTGACTGTCTCTGTGGGCCGATCATTCCTGAGCGCTGGCTCACCCGCTAAAAGGAAAGTCACTATGTTCAATATCTTTAAAAAGAAAGCGCGCAAGGCCGTCGTGGAAGTTAAGAAGATGGAAAACCGCGACGCGGTCGAGGCCACTGTGTGGGGTGCGTACTCCATCGCTTACGCCGATGGCACCTGCGACGCGAAAGAAATTTCTGTGCTGGAGAAAACAATCTCTGCGCTGCCGGCTTTCGCCCCGTTCGCTGGTGAGGTCGCACAGATGAGCAGCAACATTCGCGCTCGTTACGAAGCTTCCCCACGCTCTGCAAATGCCCAGGCGCTGCGCGAACTGCAGGACGTGGCTGGTACTTCGGATGCGGTTGATGTGCTCTGCCTGTGTCTGGATGTGGCGGATAACGACGGGATCGGTGAAGAAGAAGAGAAGCAGCTGAAGAAAATCGCTCAGGCGCTGCAGCTCCCTCTGGATCAGTATCTGTGATAGGCAATCTCCGCTGGGTCGCCGCCGGGATTCTGTTGTTCCTGGTGGTGGCTATCGACTTTACCAGCAAAATGATGTCCATCCTTGCTGATGGCGTGCTCGTGGCCGGGGTGATTGCGCTGCTCTGGCCCCTGATTAAATCCAGTAAATAACACTGTGCAAAAGGTCATTCCGATGGCCTTTGACAGAGTGATACCCAGCCGCACAGCGGCCTTCTTTCCCCTCATATTGAGAGGATTCACAGCACTGAGGGGGACCAATGTCCGATCCAATTTCCGGCACGGGGTTAGCCGGTGGCGCCCTGGCGGGCGCCAGCGTTTATGGACTGCTAACCGGGACCGATTACGGTGTAGTTTTTGGCGCATTTGCAGGGGCGGTATTTTATATCGCCACTGCAGCCGACCTGGGCGCAGCACGCCGACTTGCTTATTTTATCGTGTCCTATATCGCCGGCATTCTGTGCTCCGGCCTGGTCGGGTCGAAGCTGGCTAACCTGACCGGTTACAGCGACAAACCCCTGGACGCCATTGGTGCCGTTATCGTTTCTGCATTAGCCGTCAAAATCCTGACGTTCCTGAATAACCAGGATGTCGGCTCGCTGGTGGCGCTGATAACGCGCCGGGGAGGTTCTGGTGGTACTAAGTGACCCGACAGCAACTCTGAACGCTCTGCTTTGCGCAGGCGTAGTGCTTACACTGATGTTTTACCGCCGGGGTGATTCACGGCATCGCCCGTGGGTTTCCCGCCTGGCATGGCTGATTACTGTGACGTACAGCGCCGTGCCACTGGCCTACCTTTGCGGCATTTATCCTCATTCATCGTGGGCCACCATTGGGGCCAACGTTCTTTTCCTTTCCGTGCTGGTGGCCGTCAGAGGCAACGTTGCGCGCCTGGTTGATCATCTGAGGCAATAATGAACCAAACACAATTTCAGAAGGCGGCTGGTATCAGCGCCGGGTTAGCTGCGCGCTGGTATCCGCATATCGACGCAGCTATGAAAGAGTTCGGCATTACTGCGCCGCTCGATCAGGCCATGTTCATCGCACAGATAGGCCATGAGTCCGGTGGCTTTACCCGGCTGGTGGAAAACCTGAACTATGCGGCAGACAGTCTGGTGTCGGTGTTCGGTAAGCACCGCATCACAGCACAACAGGCCGCGGCTCTCGGCAGAACGGCCACGCAGCCAGCTAACCAGAAAGCGATCGCCAATCTGGTTTATGGCGGAGAGTGGGGCAAAAAGAACCTGGGTAATCAGGTGGCGGGTGACGGCTGGAAATACCGGGGCCGCGGTCTGAAGCAGATCACAGGCCTGAGCAACTATCGCAACTGCGGTCAGGCGCTGAAGCTTGATCTGGTCACCCACCCCGAGCTGCTGGAGCTGGATGTCTATGCCGCGCGATCAGCAGCATGGTTTTACGTGTCCCACGGCTGCCTGCTTTATTCGGGCGATGTTGAGCGCGTCACGCTGATCATCAATGGAGGGCGTAACGGCCTGGATAAACGGCGTATTCTGTTTAACCTGGCAAAATCTGTGTTGGTGTGAGGTCACTATGGGTATTGAAACGATCATAGGGCTGGTCGCAGCAGTGATAGCTGCCATAGCTGGCGCTTTTGGCCTGGGCCACTTTCGCGGCACCAGCAAAGCCGAGGCAAAAGCAGACCAGCAGCGTACCGAAGATAATGCCGCAGCCACGGTCGCTGTGGCAGAGCGCCGGGTTGAAGCAACGAAAGAGGCCAGCAATGTACAGCAGACTGTTAACCATATGCCTGGCGATGATGTTGATCGCGAGCTGCGCGCAAACTGGACCCGTAAGGGTTAAGGTGGTGGACACGGCTTGCGACTGGGTTAAACCCATCTACGCAACGGATCACGATTGGGATGTACTGGACCGCCAGACGAAGAAAGACATCCTGTCGCATAACAAAGCGTGGCAGATCAATTGCAAGAAAAAGATTCTTAATTGAACATTTATTTGACAATCGCAATGATTAAGCCCGACTATAATCTTAAAAATAGTCGGGCTCTGAAAGGTTACTTTATGTCAACAATTAATCCACCAGGTAGCGTTGGGTTCAACGATGCTAGCCTCCTGAATACCTTCAATAAGGCCGAGAGTTGCAGCTCTCTCAGGATTCAGAATGGAAGAAGTTCTGATCAGCTCACGCCAGTCAGTGAACTGTCCAGCGGAAACAGTTTCCTCGTTAAAGATAGAAACGAGGCGGTCAAGGTCGTGATCTAAACTAGATACCCATTCGCGCATTCGTTCGTGATCGACACTTTGCATTCCGCCGAAGTTCCACTGAAAAGGATGCAACAAAAATCTTGCTCCATGATTAGCAAAGCGCTTTGTACCAGCGAGGAAAATCGCATTAGCAATTGAATCAATATTGCTAATGTTGAAGCAATAAACTGGAATTGGAAGGGTTTTGATGAAATTGTAAGCGGTGAAGCCGGATGTCACGTCGCCGCCAGAGCTCGAAATGTGTAGGTTGATTCGGGTTGCCCCTTGAGCTATCGCTGACAAAATGTTGTTTTGAAGCAAGCTTACCGTGCTTGGATTGACTGGGCATAAAAAATGAACAGTAGGAATCATAGGATTTTCCAGAGGTTATCCCGGATTGGGCAAATCTGATATTGGTGCGAAAATTCCTAATTCAACATGAAATATTTTCAAGAAGCATAAACCGCCTCCGGGCGGTTTTTTATTGCCATCACCATGGGCAGACCCATCGTAATGGCGATATTGTTACATTCTCTTCCCGTTAACAGTAACGCTGGCATCAATAGCGATGATGATCTGCAGGCTGATATCGAAACTGCGCAATGCCTGCGCCAGTTGCGCCTCGATAAGTATCGCTGGCAGGCCTGGTACAACGCTGTGAAATGAATACAGGCCTCGCTCAAGCAGGTCATCTATTAGCAGCAAAAAACTAAAAGGTGTGATTATTATGAAGAAAGAAGATCAAGGGTTTATCTCAATCTCCGGTTCGGTTGCTGACAGCAAGACCTTCTTCGTTGAAAACGAGATCCCGCAGGAGGGTGATGTGCTTGAGTTAGTGGTCGTTAAAAGCTACGTGGTCGATGACTCATGTGCGCTTATGTTTAAATTACGCTCAGTTAAAAATTGATGCACACCGGTTGATACGTTAAATATTTAGCGTATGAATTGATGTATCTCACTGATTCCGCTGGCGGATGAATTCATTATGAATTCTCACTCACCAATAGCGGAGCAAATTGATGCATCAACAGATAGCAAACGCGACATTTCAGGTTATTGCTGGAAACTCTTGTGGCAGTGGTTTTAGCTTCATGAAAGAGGAGTATGTAGTAACAAACTTCCATGTTGTGAAAAATATGATGAATTTTCAAACTGGGAAGCAAATTGATTACATACAGTTGCGCAGTGAAAATGATGAAATATTGCTCGCTGACATCGTAACGATGGATGCCGAGAATGATTTTGCTGTACTCAAATTAAAAACAACGCTGTCCGCAGGGCGAGAGGTTCTGCAGCCATCTGACTGCTTTAAGCCGGTTCGCGGGAAGAGGCTGATATTTTCAGGCTTTCCACACGGGGACCCAGATCTTCTTACGCATGAAGCTATCCTTTCAGCTCCGTTAGAAACACATAAATTTTATCTGGATGGCATGGTAAACGGCGGCAACTCGGGTGGTCCGATAGTGGATCCTGACGATGGGCGAGTTGTCGGTATTGTTACAAAAAGGCGATATCCCGGATGGGAAGCCGCAGACGCAATCGCAAGCCATGCTAAAGAGCTGGCACAAGCCCTTCAAAGTTCGCGTGTGTCAATGAGTATTGGTGGGATCGATTTTACAAGGATGAATCAAATGTATGCAGAGTCACTTAATGTGATCGTGAACATGCTCAATATGAACGCTAATTCTGGAATAGGTTTGGGATTTCCAATATTCCCAGCTGTTGAAGCTGTAGAGCAATTGAAAAAAACTTTTCTCACTAAATTTTAATCAATTAAAAATTATTGAGCCACCGGGATTAGCTGGTGGCTTTTTTATTGGAGTGAATATGGCATCCAGTTCACCCTGGCACCGACTCTATAACACCAAACGTTGGTACCGGCTCCGTTATCACCAGCTTCAGAAGCAGCCACTCTGTGAGTTTCATCTCAAACGAAACCAGGTGATATCCGCATCTGTCGTCGACCACATCACCCCGCACAAGGGCGATGAGTTCCTCTTCCATGACCCGGATAATTTGCAGAGCTTATGCAAACGCTGCCACGACTCGGTTAAGCAACGAATGGAGAAGGGCGGCACGGTAACCGAGTTCGACAATGATGGCCGGGTTATCTGGTAACAGGAGCACACAATGCAAGACCTGAAGATTGAATACCGCGATGGCAAACTGGTGGAGCGGAGCATTGATGGGGTGAGCTTTAAAAACGTCACCGCGATCACTTTCAACCATGAAGTCGGCGAGACGCTGCCGACCGTCAGCCTGACCTTCCCGCTCGGTGTCGGCGAACGACTGGTGCCTGCCAACTTCTCCCGCGAAAACCTGCGGATCATCGAAAAAGAGAGTCATTCTCGTTTAATAGGTGCTAAGGCAGGGGGGAGGGCAAAACTCTGACGCCTGTCCGACAAAGACCGCGCTCCCAGTTTTATTTTTAAAAACGTCCAGAAAAAAAGGAAAAACGCGATGGCACAGCGAGGCAGAAAGTCTCTGGCTGCGACGTCTGCTGTCTCGCTGCCGGCACTGGCTGAAAGCAGGTTGCAGCCGTCCATTCACCTGAGCGATCCGGAGATTAACGTCTGGGTCCGGCTGGTTAATGACAACCCGGCCAGCTCATTCACCGAAACACACCGGGACATGCTGGAGATGTACTGTCGGCATGTGGTGCAGGCCCGGCTGCTCACCACCCAGATTGAAGAGTTTGAGCTCGAGTGGTTGTCCCGCGAAGACGGGCTGAAGCGCTACGACAGGCTGCTCACGATGCGCGAGCGCGAGGTGCGATCGGCATCTTCTCTTGCGACCCGCCTGCGGATTACCCGCCAGGCTACTGCCGATCCCAAAACTGTTGGCCGGGCCAACAGCAATCTGGCTCGGGAGAAAAAGCCCTGGGAAATTGATTAAGGCTGATTAGCGAATGGCGAAAAAAAAGCTTACAAGGGCTGAGCGCAATATAGCCTGGTGTGAGAAACACATCCTGATCCCTGAAGGGAAGTACGTAGGCCAGCCTCTGAAGATGGCTCCTTTCATGAAGGATGACTTCAGAGCAATATTTGATAATGAGCATGGTACTCGCCGCGCGATTATCAGCAGGGGGCGAAAGAACGCCAAGACGGTAGAGACAGCGATAATCATGCTGCTTTATCTGGTTGGTCCCGAATCAGCGCCTAACTCACAATTGTATTCCGCAGCCCGATCACGCGATCAGGCAGCAATTCTGTTTAACCTTGCTTCGAAAATGTGTCGTATGAATCCGACACTGATGCAATACGTTGCCATAAAAGATTCAGCCAAAGAGATTCACTGCCCTGAACTGGGCTCTTACTATCGCGCGTTGAGCGCTGAGGCCACAACGGCCTACGGTTTCTCGCCGCGATTTGTCGCCCATGATGAGCTGGGCCAGGTGCGCGGGCCGCGTGACCCGCTTTATGAAGCTCTGGAAACCGCGACCGCTGCTCAGGACAACCCTATCTCGGTAATCATCAGCACCCAGGCACCCGATGCGAGCGACCTGCTCAGCCTGCTGATTGATGATGGCCTGACCGGTGCCGATCCGCGAACGGTGGTACGGCTGCAGACCGCGCCGGAAGATATCGATCCTTTCTCTGTCGAAGCCATCAGGCTGGCTAACCCGGCCTTCGATGTGTTCATGAACCAGAAAGAAGTGCTGGATATGGCCGCCAGCGCCAAGCGCCTCCCGTCGCGCCAGGCTGAATTTGAGAACCTTGTACTGAACCGCAGGGTTGAGGCGAAAAGCCCGTTCGTCAGCCAGACCGTCTGGCACATGAACAAAGAAGAGCCTGGCGAACTGGCGGGCGCTACCGTCTGGGGCGGGCTGGACCTTTCCAGCGTGTCGGACCTGACCGCGCTGGTGCTCAACACAACGCAGGGCGATGTGCACTGTAAGTTCTGGCTACCTGAAGAGGGGCTGGCGGACAAGGCGCGTAACGATCGCGTGCCTTATGACATATGGGCGAAGCAGGGCTGGCTGAACACGACGCCGGGCAAAGCCATTGAGTACGCCTTTATTGCACGGGAGCTGCGGCGCGTTTTTGATATCTGTAACGTCCGGGCGCTGGCGTTCGACCGCTACAACATGCGCTTCCTTCGCCCGCATCTCATCGACGCCGGTTTCACTGAGGCGGAGCTCGAGCGGTTCGTGGAATTCGGCCAGGGTTTTGTCTCCATGTCGCCTGCGCTCAGGGAGCTGGAAGCTAAACTGCTCGGCGCGCAACTGAAGCACGGCAACCATCCGATCCTCGAGATGTGCGCCAAAAACGCCACGGTAATCACCGACCCCGCCGGTAACCGCAAGTTTGTGAAAGGCAAATCGAGCGGCCGTATCGACGGCATGGTGGCGCTGGCGATGTCTATCGGCGCACAGACCAGTGATGAGGTGGAGGATCCGGGCGACGTTAACGATTTCATTTACAACTTTTTGAGCGTTTAAAAATGGCAGATACCGATTACAGCATTGACCTGCGAACGCGATCGCCATTCTGGGCGCGCATGGCCTCTATTCTGACCGGTGGCCGCCTGGTTTCACCGGATAATGGCTCGCAGATGGCGGGCACATCAGCTCACGGCACCGTCGGGGAATCGGTGGTGAGCGATGAGCGCAACATGTCGATCAGCACCGTATGGGCCTGCATCCGGCTCATCTCCACCGTAACAGCCTCGTTACCGCTGGATGTTTTTGAAACCATCGATGATCAGCGAAAGAAAGTCGACAACCAGAACCCGCTGGCGAAGCTTCTTCGCTTCCGGCCCAACAACTTCATGACCGCGCTGGAGTTTCGCGAGGCAATGACAATGCAGCTTTGCGCCTACGGCAATGCCTACGCGCATGTGGAGCGAAACAGCGTCGGCGATGTCATCAGCCTGCTTCCGCTGATGAGCGCGAATATGGATGTCCGGCTCGATGGAAAAAATGTCATCTACCGGTACCGGCGCGACAGCGAGTATGTGGACTTTAAGCCGAAAGAAATATTCCACCTGAAAGGCTTCGGCTTTAACGGGCTGGTCGGGTTATCGCCGCTGGCGTTCAGCGCCAAATCTGCAGGCGTGGCTATTGCTATGGAAGATAACCAGCGGGAGTTTTTCGCCAACGGCGCCAAATCACCGCAAATCCTGATGACTGACGGCAAGGTGCTGACCAAAGAGCAGCGCGGACAGCTGGAGGAAAACTTTAAGGAGATTGCCGGCGGCCCGGTGAGAAAACGCCTCTGGATCCTTGAGAGCGGGTTCACCACGCAGCCGATAGGCATCTCGCCGCAGGACGCACAGATGCTTGAGGCCCGTAAGTTTCAGGTGGCAGAGCTGGCGCGCTTTTACGGTGTTCCGCCGCACCTGGTTGGTGATGTTGAAAAAACAACTTCATGGGGCAGCGGCATTGAACAGCAGAACCTCGGCTTTCTCCAGTACACCCTGAAGCCCTATCTCGATCGCTGGGAGTACAGCATAGAGCGCTGGCTGGTAAAAGAGTCCGATCAGGGAAGGCTGCACGCCGAGCATAACCTTGATGGCCTGCTTCGTGGTGACTCAGCGAGCCGCGCTACCTTCATGCAAACCATGGTTAATACAGGGATCCGTACCGTTAACGAAGTGCGGCGACTGGATAATCTTCCGCCTTTGCCTGGCGGTGATGTGGCGACGCGCCAGTCGCAGAACGTTCCCATTACCGACCTCGGAACAAACAAAGAGCCCCGCAATGACGGGGCTTAATTTTTATGGGGGCCACGATGCCTGATATTCACAAGACGCTGGCGTTCGACCAGACCGAAATCAAGTTCACCGGCGACGGCAGCAAGGGAACGTTTGAAGGGTATGCCTCGGTTTTCAATAACACCGACGCCGACGGCGACATTATTTTGCCCGGGGCTTTCGCTGGTGTGGTGGCTAACCAGAGCCGCAAGGTGGCGATGTTCTTCAACCACCAGACGCGAGCCATCCCGGTTGGCAAATGGGATGCCATGCACGAAGACGAGAAGGGGCTTTATGTCCGAGGGCAGCTCACACCCGGATTGAGCCTGGCCGAGGATCTGAAGGCCGCCATGCAGCATGGCACGGTTGAAGGCATGTCGGTGGGTTTTTCAGTCGGCCCTGACGATTACACCGTCGGCACGTCCGGCCTCATTTTCAAAAACATTACTTATCTGCGGGAAATCAGTGTCTGCACATTCCCGGCCAACGAACTGGCGGGCGTAACCGCCATGAAGAGCATTGACGGCATTAAAACCATTCGTGACGCGGAGGCCTGGCTGAGGGATTCAGTCGGCCTTACGCGTGCTGAAGCGCAGGCGTTTATCGCCCGCGTGAAGTCCGCAGGCCGAAGCGAGTTCGGCGGCGGCGACATTGACGCGCTGGCACAGCGCATAACTTCCTTTGCCGCTAACCTGCGGAATCCCTAACGGAGCAAAACATGTCTGAATTAGCAACCCTGGAAAAAGCGATCGAGAACTCCCAGAAAGAAGTGAAGGAGCTTATCGAGGAACAGCGTAAATCCATCAACCAGAACGGCGAAATCAACAAGCAGCTGCAGACCGACCTGGCGAAAGCCCAGGATGAGCTGAAAGCCACCGGCACTCGACTGTTCGATCTTGAGCAGAAGCTGGCTGGCAACTCGCCTGAACAGACCGCCCAGAAATCCTTTGCAGAACGCGTGTCCGAAGACCTGATGAAAGGCTGGGACGGCTCACGTACCAAAGCGAAAGTGACCAGCTTCGACAAAGCGATCGGCTCTGGCGCGAACTCCGCCGGCGCACTGGTTCTGCCGCAGCAGCAACCGGGTATCCTTATGCCGGGCCTGCGTCGCCTGACCGTACGTGACCTGCTGGCGCAGGGGCGCATCACCAGTAACGCGCTTGAATACGTGCGTGAAAATGTGTTTACCAACGCCGCGGCGCCAGTGGCGGAAGGTACCCTCAAGCCGGAAAGTAACATTACCTTCACCAAAGAAACGGCGAACGTGAAAACCATCGCTCACTGGATCCAGGCGTCGCGCCAGATCATGGACGATGCCCCGGCACTGCAGTCCTACATCAACTCCCGCATGATGTATGGCCTGGCGCTGGTGGAAGAAAACCAGATGCTGAACGGTGATGGCACCGGCGACAACCTCCAGGGGCTGAACGTGGTGGCGAACGACTACGAAACTGCACTCAACGCGACCGGAGATACCGGTGCTGATGTTCTGGCGCATGCAATCTATCAGGTGTCGCTGAGCGAGTTTGAAGCCGACGGTATCATTCTCAACCCGGCGGACTGGCACCGTATCGCGCTGCTGAAAGATGCTAACGGCAATTACATCCTTGGCGGCCCACAGGCCTTTGCCTCCAAAGTGCTCTGGGGTCTGCCGGTAGTTTCGACCACGGCGCAGACGGCAGGCAAATTTACCGTTGGTGCGTTTGGTCTGGCATCGCAGGTGTGGGACCGCATGGATGCCACTATCGAGATCAGCAACCAGGATCGCGATAACTTCGTTAAAAACATGCTGACCATCCTGTGCGAAGAACGCCTGGCGCTGGCGCACTATCGTCCTGCAGCTATCGTCACTGGCGATATTGCGGTTTCTGCTGGCTCCTGACAGGAGGACGCGGTCAGCAATGGCCGCGTTTAATGTATGAAAATTAAAGCTCTTCGTATGTTCTCGCATTATCACCTGGGTACAGTATCCCAGGGCGAAACCCGCGTAGTGAAGAAAGAAATCGGCGAAGCGCTGGTAAAACTGCACCTGGCCGAAGAGGTTGATCCCGAAAAGGCGAAAACCTCCGATCCTGAACAGCCTGTAAAAGCCAAAACCGGGGGTAAAGGTGGAAATAAGCGCGGAGCAGATGGCGCAGATAAAGACGCATCTGAGGGTTGATAGCGACGCCGAAGATTCTCTTATTGCGGCCTACGCATCGGCTGCCGTCGATTATGTTGAGAAATTCTGCGACGGCACGCTGGTGGAGTCGTTGACGCCGCCAGTGGAAGGGGAAATGCCGCCACGTGAGATCCTTTTCACTTCCGGCATATGGGCGGCAATGCTGCTTCTTATCGGTCACTGGTACGCAAACCGGGAAGCAGTCAATGTCGGAAATATTACTTCTGAGCTACCGCTTGGAGTTGAAGCACTACTGATGCAGCACAGGAGGTGGCACTGATGGCCTGTTCAGGATGTGCCGCCCGCCGTGAGTGGCTAAAAAAGTGGATGAAAATCGCCTATGAACGAGCAACAGGTAAACCAGCTGCTGACAGCAATGGCAGCCCAGACAGCAGCGATGAATCGGCTGGCGGAGTCAAACGAAGCTCTGACGGCGGTGATCTACCAGTCAATGGTAGTTGAAGAGAGTGAAGCTGAACTTCCACAGCATACTTACCTCAGCGGCAAGCCCAGGGGGTAATTATGCAGGCGGGGAAGCTCAATAAACGAATCATGCTTCAGAAGCCTGTTAAAACGCAGAGCCCGGTTACCGGCGCGGTGGTTAATGGATGGGCTGACATGGCTGAGCTATGGGCCAACGTTACCGATTTGTCTGCTCGCGATTTTGTGGCCGCGCAGGCCGGACAAAACGAGGTAACCACACGGATCACTATTCGCTGGCGTGATGATGTCACGGATAAGCACCGCATTCTTTACCGTGGACGCGTTTACGATATTCAGGGCGTGCTGGAAGACGATAAAAGCGGCCGGGAATATCTGACGCTGCCATGCTCGCGAGGAGTGAACGATGGCTGACGGCATTGATATCAGCATTACTGGAGTTGAGAGTTTGCTGGGGAAACTATCCTCCATCAGTGACGATCTGCGTCGTCGCGGTGGACGGGCCGCACTCCGGCGCGCTGGTAACGTGATTGTCGAAAAAGCGAAAGCGAACGCCGCCAGGATTGATGACCCGTTAACAGGCCGCAGCATTGCCGCAAACGTGGCTATGCGCTGGAACAACCGCATCTTCAAAACCACCGGTAACCTCGGCTTTCGGATCGGCGTGCTGCATGGTGCGGTCCTGAAAAAACATCCTGATCTCGGTGAAAACGCCCCAACGCCACACTGGCGACTGATTGAATTCGGTACCGAGAATGTGCGTGCGCAGCCTTTCATGCGCCCGGCGGCCGAAAGCAGCGTCAGTGAAGTGGTGAACGTATTTGCCACTGAATACGAAAAATCTATTGACCGAGCCATCAAGCGCGCGGCGAAAAAGGGAGTACCTCCATGATTGCCCCGATCTATAGCGTCTGCGCCGCCAGCCCGCCAGTGGTCGCGCTGCTGGGCGGTGACATTCTGCGTATCTATCCGTTCGGCCAGCAGGACGACAACGTGGTTTATCCCTACGTGGTGTGGCAGAACGTTACCGGCTCTCCCGAGAACTACCTGGCCCAGCGCCCTGACGCAGACTCTTTTACGCTGCAGGTTGATGTGTATGCCGATACGCCAGACCAGGCGATCACCGTGGCCGCCGCGGTACGTGATGCGATTGAACCGCATGCCTATATCACACGTTGGGGTGGACAGGACAAAGACTCAAACACAAAACGCTATCGCTATTCGTTCGACGTTGACTGGATAGTAAAACGTTGACTCATCAACACACCGGCTCAGAGCCGGTTTTTTTATACCCGGAGATAACTATGTCAGTAGTGACTCAAGGCACGCAGCTCTTTGTTCTCGCTAACGGCGCTGTGAGCGAAGTGGAATGCATCACAGCATTTTCACCCGGCGGTAACCCCGCCGACCAGATTGAAGATACCTGCCTGAGCGAGCGCAGCACGCGTACCTATAAAAAGGGTTTACGTACTCCGGCTGCGGCAACATTAACCCTCAACGCAGATCCTGCCAACGCCAGCCATCTTATGCTGCGCAGTCTGGCTGAGTCTGATAATCAGCAGGACCTGACCTGGGCGGTGGGATGGGCTGACGGCGAGTCAGAGCCAACAGCTGCAACTGATGCCGATCCTGATGCGGTAGATGGCCTGTCACTTCCAGACGACCGCACCTGGTTTGTTTTCAAAGGTAAGGTGACTGATTTCCCGTTCGACTTTGCAGCGAACACTGTAGTGGCCACTTCCGCTACGGTCCAGCGATCAGGCCCTTCTGTTTGGGTACCAAAAGCGCAAGCTGGCAGTTAATTGATATGCGGGGTAAATCCCCGCAAACCTTAAGTATTCAAGGAGAATAAGTCATGCAGCTCACCCTCAATAATCTGAAAGAAGCTGGGGCTTTCACTGGCCGCCCAATTGAGAAGGAAATTACCTGGAAGCAGGGCGATGAAGAACTGACTGCTACTGTGTTTATCCGACCAGCGGGCTATCATGCTGCAACTCAGGGCATTCAGGCCAGCGCCGGTAAGATTGATGGCGTGGCTGGTTATATCGCTGCTGCAGTGTGCGATGAGGATGGAAACCCCGTTTTTACTGCGAAGGATATTACTGGTGAAGCCGACCCTGACCGCGGCGCCCTTGACGGTGCGCTAACGGTGGCGCTCCTGGTTGCCATTCAGGAGGTGAATGAGTTGGGAAAGACGACCTCACGGCTGAAGATGAAGTCTGGTGCGAGCTCGTCCTCAATGGCATCGGGGGAAGGACAATCGCAGAAGCTCAAGAGCGACTCAGCCTTAGAGAATTCCATCTCTGGCTCAGATACCGAAGCCGGTACGGTGGCCTGAATCCCATGATGAGGATAGAGTGGGGGGCCGCGATGGTCGCCTCAGTGGTGGCGAATGTCAATAAAGGAAAGGATACTCCTTCGTTCCGCGTCAGTGATTTTGCCCCTCACATTAACGAGCCTGCCATTTCTTTGGATCAGGCCATGCAAGAGTGGGCATAGGCTTACTTGGTCTGAGCGGAGGTAACTACACGAGGTAAATCGGGCATAACTACTATTCAGCCAAACCCGCTTAACTGTGGGTTTTCCTTCTGAGGTCGATTGAGATCAACAAATCGGCCTTTGCCATTGCAGTAAAGAACTTTTTGGTTAAGATGTTTCCGATTGCAATCAAAGGGAACAATTAATGAAAAAGATTTTAACTTTGGCGCTTGGAGCGCTTTTACTGTCTGGCTGCACTGCTCCAGTTTACAATTACATTCCTCAGGAAAAGAGCTTTAGCGTTCCGCCATTGAATACTTCAACAACAACATATGTTGGCGAGGAAATGGTCAAACAGGGCGTAGACTCAAGTAGTGATGCCATTCACTTCGAGCAGTCGACGCAAATTGGTGAAAGCTTTTATTATGTTATCCCAGCAGGTGACTACGCTAAAGTCGGTCAAAAGGGAGACTCGGAGTTTTTCAGCGGAATCAATAGCCGGACTGGGGCAGTCATACCTTACAGACCAATGATTAATGATCCGGTTAAAAATATTCAATTAAAAAACTCAGGCGAAATTTGCATCATTACTGTATTTAACGGGACAAAATGCGATACAGGTAAATCCTTCAGCAAGGTCAAACTGAACTCATCGGTCAAAAGTTCTTTCCAACAGACGCTAATCTATAACGGAAAGGTTGGGAGCAAAATAAATATTGGTTATAGGGAGTATTCTGATGGATTGGCTCGCCCCGCCTTTTCTAATGAGGTTGAATATGATCTCTCTGAGTCCAAAACAATTCGGTACAAGGGAGCGATACTTGAGATCCTAGAAGCCAATAACCAATCAATAACATTTAAGTTGACCCGAAATTTCAATACGCAATGAAAATGCTGTTTCCCATCTAAACCCAGCTCAGGCTGGGTTTTTTTATATCTGGAGTTTACATGGCTGGCAAATCACTTGGCACGCTGACAATCGACCTGATTGCAAAAACGGGTGGATTTGTATCAGGCCTTAATCAGGCAGAACGCGCCTCTGCAAAGTGGAGCAAGCAGGTACAGGATGATGCAGCATCCGCCAGTGCTGCTCTGGCTGGTATTGGTGCGGCGGCCGTAACTGCTGGTCTGGGTGTTGGTGCGGCTGGCTTTCAGTTGCTGAAAAGCACTTCCAAGCAGATTACCGAAACTGACCGTTGGGCAAAATCGTTAAGGATATCAACTCAGGAGCTTTTAGCATGGCAGTTTGCTGCTGAAAAGGCAGGGGTGTCCGGCGATCAGATGGCTGATATTTTCAAGGATATTGGCGATAAGATTGGTGACGCGGTCCTGAATAAATCAGGTGAAGCCGTAGATGCTCTTAATGCTCTTGGTTTGTCCGCTGAGAAATTATCAAAAGTCAGCCCTGATAAACAGCTTCTGGCGATTGGTGAGTCTCTCGGTAAAATCGCCACCAATGCTGAAAAGACAACAATACTGGAAAGCTTGGGCAACGACCTGTCAAAACTGCTTCCATTGTTCGATAACAATAATGAAAAACTGAAGCAGTTTATTGATCTGGCGAAAGGCTATGGTATAGCGCCAGATCCGTCGTCTATTGATGACTTGGTCAAAGTTAACCAGTTATTCGAGGACATGGAAGCTCAGGTTTCCGGCCTGAAGATGGAGATTGCAGCTGGCCTGGCGAAAGTAGACCTCACCCCACTGCAAAACTCCCTCGATAAGCTTCACGATGTATTAACCGATCCTGTGGTCCTGCAGGGTATATCAGATCTGGTATCGGAAGTTGCACAATTGGCTGGCTGGCTTGTTAAAGCCGCAGCTGGAGCTGGTCAACTCGCCGCAAGCACTGGCAACAGATTTGCAGCGCTGAGCGGTAAAATTGACCTGAATAATATCGACCAAGTAAACGAGCGAATCGCTTATCTCCAAAAAAATCTTGAGGGAAGAAAGGGGTTTTATTCGCAGGATAAATCAATGTTCGCCTGGCTCACTGGAGAGGATGACAGTGTCAAGACCCTCAATGATGAGCTGAACACACTTATCAAAACCAGAGATAAGCTTGCCAAACCAATCGTAGGTGCACTTCCTCTTGGACCTGCCACTGTCGTTAGAGAAAAGCCATTTGCTCTCCCACCAGGTGGCACTAACGGCAAGGTTACCCCAGATTCTGGAGCTAAAAAGCTTGAAAGTGCATTTAAGGCTACTGAACTGGCCTATCAGCGACAAATCGCCCTTATAGATACGACCGGCAAGAAAGTAGCCGAGGTAACTGAACTTCAGCGCCTTCAGTTTGATATCGCGGACGGAAAATTAACAGGCCTGAATGAGACTCAAAAAACGCGACTTACTCAACTCGCCACTGAAGTCGACAGACTGAATGATATTAAGAAGCTGAACCAAGAAAATCTAAAATTGGCAGAGTTTGTCATTAACCTGCAGACCTCAAATCGAAACGATAAAGCATCGCTGGATATTGATATTGCCGGCAGATGGTTGGGGGATGAAGAGCGTGAAAGAATGCGTGAACGCCTCCGGATCGAGGCTGACTTCCTTTCCCAGCAGGCAGACCTTCAAAAGCAATATCAGTCTGGTGACATTACCAAAAGCCTGTACGACCGAGAAACTGAAGCTCTTAACGACTCGCTCGCAGAGCGCCTCCGCATTCAGGAGGAATATTATCAACAAGTTGATCAGCTAAGAAATGATGGAACGGCTGGCTTTGTTTCAGGACTGTCCACGCAGATTGAAGCCTCTATGAATTTATACAGCAACATGCAGGAGGTTGGTGCGCAGGCATTCAGCAGCTTAACCGATATGATCGTCGAGTGGGCTGAAACCGGAAAAATGAACGTGAAAGACTTCGCATCCACGTTTATTCAGTCTATGGGAGCAGCCCTGCTCCAGTACGCGGCAGCACAGGTTGCAATGGCCGCTCTGCAAGCCTTCACCGCTATGATTGGTGTTCCATATGTCGGGCCAGCTCTGGCAGGTCCAGCCGCTACAGCTGCAGCAGCCAGCGCCGGGGTGCTGATGCTTGGAGTCAGCACGGCTCTTAAAGGTCAGGCTCATGACGGCATCGACTCGGTACCTGAAACGGGGACATGGCTTTTACAAAAAGGTGAGCGGGTTACTACAGCTAAAACCAGCGCAAAACTGGATGCCACCCTTGACCGTGTTGGCAGGCAATCAACTGGCGGCCAGGCCCCACAAATCAATATACCCTTGGAAATTCACGGCGATCCCGACCAGCGCACCCTGATGCTTATTGAAGGCGCGGTGATGCGCGGCGCGAGATTAGGGTACCAGATGACCACCAACGATCTGGCATCCGGAGCGGGAAAGGCATCCAAGGCGCTTAAAGGCGGATGGACGGTAGGAAGGAAACAAGGCTGATGGCTATTTCAACCAGCATTAACTATCCCCACGATGCATTACCTGTACCTCTACAAGAAGGCTACGGGCTGCGCCCTGTCAGTCCAATAGCCAGAACGCAAATGACCAGTGGGCGAGCGCGGCAACGTCGGCGTTATACCTCAACCCCAACTGTCGCAACTGTTTCCTGGTTGCTGACTGATTCTCAGGCTCAGGCGTTTGAGGCATGGTACCGCGATGCTATTACCGATGGTGCCGCCTGGTTCAACATGAACTTGCGAACACCGGGAGGGGAGGCGGCAAAAGTTTGCCGCTTTACGGATATCTACCAGGGCCCAGATCTGGAGGGCGGCAACTTCTGGCGATACTCAGCCGAGCTTGAATTATACGAGCGCCCATTGCTTCCGCCTGGCTGGGGTAATTTCCCCGGGTTGGTTGCGGGCTCCGACATTATCGATGTGGCATTAAACAGGGAGTGGCCTGAAGCATGACAATACTTAACCGGCTTTATGCCAGTGGTGGGGATGAGGTCATCATTGATACGTTGCAGATAACTGTCGGTGGCCACGACTACTGGCTGACGCGGGGATGGGATGATGTAACCGTCACCCTGGAGAATGGTTCTCAGGCCACATTCCTGGCATCAGCCATTGATGTGGCTTTACCGGCACGCAATGCAGATGGCACACAGGATCTGAAATTCGCAATCAGCAATATTGAGGGAGTTGTTTCAACAGCTATCCGCGATGCGCTGGATAATCTTAGCAATGCCCGGCTGACCTTTCGGCGCTATTTATCTACAGACCTGTCATCTCCGGCAACACCGCCCTTTGCTCTCGCGATAAAAGAGGGGTACTGGACGGCGACGGAGGTGCAAATCACCGCTGGCTACATGAATATTCTGGATACGGCGTGGCCCCGCTACCGCTATACGCTGCCGGACTTCCCGGGCCTCCGTTACCTCCAGTAGGAAAACATTATGGCTAAATACAATACCGGAAATCCGCTGCTGTCAGAAAATCCTCGTAATATCCACCATGAATGTCACGACCAGCCAGATCTAATCACACGAGCAGAGGAAGAAAAGAGATTAAGGGGCCGAATGATGAGCTTATCAAACACCTCAAAAAAGAATTCATCTTCCAGAGAAGGTCGGTTTAATCCTGAAAAATACCTCTCGGTTACATGGCAGATGGGCGGCCGAGCTTACCCGGTTCTCGACTGTTATGGCGTAATTCATGAGGTGAGGCGCGATCTAGGTCTGCCGGACTGGCCTGTTTTTGAGGGTGTTATTAACGAAGGCTGTCAGATGAATGACACCTGCAATAGCTTCCGAAGCAGGGTTCAGAAATGCGAGCCGGAAGAGGGTGCTGTCGCGGCCTGTTATACCGCTGGTCTAGTCACGCATCTGGGGATCGCTGTCAACGTGAACGGAGCGTTGCATATCCTGGAGGCAAACCCCAAGCGCAACGTGACCATCCTTCCGCTGGCACGTTTTCTCCGCCAGTACGTCAAAGTGGAGTTCTATAAGTGACGATCCGAATTTACCCATCCCGGCTTGAAGGCGAGCCGCTGGAGACGCATCAGCATGCCAGCACCACCATTGCCGACTGGTTTGCCTGTATCGTGCAGGGCTGGAAGTTTGATATGGCCCATCCGGTGGCGGTAGATGTGAATGGTGTTTCGATTCCCCCTGGCGAGTGGGGGATGAAGATTATTGACACGGATGATGACGTAAGAATTTTCCCCGTTCCGTTTGGGCCTGCTGCTCCTGCATGGCTGGTATGGACTGCGGTAGCCGTCGCTGTAGCCTCGGCGGCTTATTCTATCTACATGATTACCTCGATGTCTCAGCCTGGCAGTAGTGGTGGGGCTCAGCCTGGTAACGGAGACCAGATTGATCTCAATCCTGCTAAAGCGAATACGGCTCAATTGGGTGCAGCAATCCGGGAAATCTTTGGCAAGTATCGCGTCTGGCCTGATTACGTCGTGCAGCCGGTAAGCCGGTTCGTGAACGAGACCAGCATGGAAACCAGCATGTTCCTGTGCGTGGGTGTCGGCGACATGGTGATTAACCAGTCAGATATCCGGATCGGTAATACGCCGATCTCCGCGTTTGGTACCGACGTGCGTTACACCCTCTACCCGCCTGGCGCCACGGTATCCGGCGATACGCGCACTGAAAACTGGTTCAATTCACCAGAGGTCGGGAATACCGGTTCCGGTACTGCCGGGCTGGACCTTGGCTCAAGCGGACCGGAGACGGTCAGCATTATCGCTGATGCGCTGGTCGTGTCTGGAAACTCCATCACGCTGGTTGACGTATCGTCGTCTGGCGATGAGGAGATCCCGCCGTCGTGGACTGTCGGAACGGTCATCACCGTCTTGGCTCCAAACTCTTACACGGTCGTGTCGTCTGGCGGTTACAGCGTGATTTATGGCGGGGTACAGGAGCTGGCACCAGTGGTCGGAATGCCGGTGTCCCTCAACTATAACGGCAACGACTACGACCTGGTGATCGCCAGCTATGCGCCGGGCGTTCCGGCGGTTCCGGGGGTAGGCGGTAGTGCCGCCAGCATCACCGCTAACGCCGCGCCGACGACCTACGATTTCAGCAGCACCCCTGTAACGTTCAGCATCAGCTGGAAGGGTACGACTTACCCGGTATCGCTGGTGACAAACTACGTCACCATGTCGGGCCTGATTTCCTCGATCACCTCGCAGCTCTCAGGCTCTGGCCTGGTCGCGCGCGATAACAGTGGGCGGCTTGAAATCGGCGAGGCCAGCAGCCCTTTTGCTGGCGGGTCCATTACGAACAGCCCGTTGCCCGTTGCTGTATTCGGTGATGCTCCGGTCAATACGGCTGGCGTGAAATCTACGGGCGGCACGGCGGAGGTAAGGGCGCACATTACCCTGGCCTACAACAGTGCCACCGGTACACCATTCACCGGACTGCCGGAGGGCATTCAGCGCTTTTCTCTGGGGCTGGCCGGGAATCAGTTCCGAATCACCGATGTGGACAGCCAGACGGTAACCGTGGAGCGGCTTACGGTCACCACCGGACCGGGTGGTGAGACTATTACCACACGTGACCCATCGTGGCCTGGCTTCACTGAGCGCACACTGCTGGATGCCACCGTGACGGGTGTCAGCGACGATTACGAATGGGTTGGCCCATTCCTGGCATGCCCCGATGGTGAAACCCTGGACGCATTCGAGGTGAACATCAACTTCCAGAGCGGCCTGGTGCGTTACACCGACCAGGGGAATAAGCGTTCCATGCCGGTGCGCCTGGTGATCCAGTATCGCAAGGTTGGCACCACTGCCTGGCAGCAGCAGTCTCCGTTCTATTCACGCAGCACCGAAAACCAGATCGGGTTTACGCATCGCTACAGCGTATCGCCTGGCCAGTACGAGATCCGGATGCGCCGCACCGAACCGGTTAAGGGTGGCAGCACACGTGACCAGGTATTCTGGCAGGCGCTGCGCTCACGGCTGAGCAAACGCCCAACTAAGTACGATGGCGTCACCACCATGGCGCTGACCGTGCGCACAGGGAACCGCCTGGCGGCCATGTCCGATCGCCGGATTAGCGTCACGCCAACCCGGATTTACAGCGGTGGCAGAACGGCGCGGAGCATCAGCGGGGCGCTTTACCACGTCCTGGAGTCGCTGGGGTTCACGGCCAGTCAGATAGATACGGCGGCAATTGATGCGCTGGAGCAAACCTACTGGACGCCCCGCGGGGAGAAGTTCGACTGGGCGAGCGGTGAGAGCAAGTCCGCACTTGAGGTGCTGCAGAAAATCACCAACGCCGGGATGGGGTACTTCCTGTTGTCTGATGGCCTGGCCTCCGCCGGCAGGGAAGGTATTAAACCCTGGGTCGGGATGATCACCCCGCAGGAAACCACCGAGGAACTGCAGACCGCGTTTAAGGCCCCGTCACAGGACGATTATGACGGCGTGGACGTGACCTATATCAACGGCACCACCTGGGCAGAAGAAACCGTGCAGTGTCGCCTGCCTGGCAATCCTACGCCGCTGAAAATCGAGAGCTACACGCTGGATGGTGTTCTGGACGAGGACCGTGCCTACCGCATCGGCATGCGCCGGCTGCTGGGCTACCAACTGCAGCGCCTGCAGCACACCACATCAACGGAAATGGATGCGCTCTGCTATGAGTTCATGGATCGCATTGTGCTGGCCGACGACATCCCCGGCAGCCAGACGCTGAGTTGCCTGATTACCGATATGAAGTATGACAGCAGCAAAATCACCTTGACGCTCAGTGAGGCCCCGGACTGGTCGTTTGAAAACCCACGCGTGATTATCCGTCACCAGGATGGTCGGGCGTCCGGAATGATAACGCCGACGAGCGTGGATGACTTCACTATCTCGGTGCCGTACAGCGCCGCGCTGGAGCCGGAATTGTGGGCGATGAACGACCCGTACATTGAACCGCCGCGCCTGCTTTTCTGCTCGTCTGTCCGTGTGCCGTATGACGCGCTGGTCGGGGAGATATCTCCGGGTAACGACGGCATCAGCCAGGTCACTGCAATCCAGTACCACCCAGGCAAGTACGCCTACGATGACGCCACTTACCCCGGTGACGCCGCTTAATACCAAATCAAAATTATCTGACCCGCTTCGGCGGGTTTTTTTATGCCCGGAGCGAGCATGACCACATACGCCACTAATAATCCGATTGGGTCAATGGATCCGAAGGACCTGTTTGATAACGCCCAGAACCTGGACTTTGCGGTAAACGATATTACCAAAGCATTCTGGAAGGACCGCTTCGGCAGAAATCGACCAACAATGTTTGGCATGGAGCAGGCGTTCTCTGCCCAACTGCTTAGCCAGAAACAGCGCTTTGACAATTTTATCCAGAGTTCCGGGTATAAGGTTGTCGGGGATTATACTGCTGGCCCGCTGACTATTACCGAATACAACCAGCTGATCCGCTATCAGAATGAGTTTTACAAGTTAACTGCTGCCACAGCACTGCCATTTACCACAACTGGTAATGACGCAACCTCATGGGCTAACGACTCTGCGCATTTTGTCAGTGTTGGAGATGCGGCGCTCCGGCAGCAGTTAGCCGCCCCCGGCGGTGCCAGCCTGATTGGTCCGGGGGTAATGAGCCGTGGATTGAATAAATTCTCAGTTATGCAGGGGCGGCCAGGGGAGTATCTCGAAGCCGATCTGACATACGGTCTGGGGTTAACGCTCTCAGAGCCACTAACTGGTTTGGTTGATAAATCGAATGGGGCAAAACTCAATCTCATTCTGATCGAGGACGACCGCCTGAATGCTGTGGATGATTCATTCGCCGGGACAAAAGTTGATGGTCTTCAGGTTTTACATAAATTTGGTGGCCCAGGATGCAAAGGTGGCCGCCATGCCGCGCAATTTGTCAGCTCTCAAACAAATGCAACTGAAAGCACCAATACAGATCGAAATTATGTTGGCGTAGTGGGTTGGGCCACTTCGTTTAGCGGAGATGGCGGCACATCAGATGCGGATGTTAAGGGCGCATTATTTGGTGGCAATATGCTCGCCACGTTAAACCCTGGGGCTATGTATACAACCAACGTTACCGGGTGCGAATTTAACGTCAGTATTCCTTCGGGTGCATCTACACGTATACGCACAGGGTTGCAGGTCGGCGGCAGTGGAAGTCAGCAGGGCGTTACTATTGATGCGGCTCTGTGCGTCGGTAACAAAACAGGTGCGGTGACCTGGCGAAATGGCATAAGGATTTCGAATCAGAATGGAGGTGAGGCACTGGGTCCAGCCTCTAAGGTTCTCGTCGCGACCGCAGCCGGCAATGTACAGGCTGGGCTCGACTTGCCGCCGACCTCGCTTTACGTGATGAAGTCAGGCAATGCCACGCTCTATGACTACGGTGCGGCTTTTGAAACAACGAACGCGCACCTCGACTTAGGTGCGGCAGCATCCCCCTCTACAACCTATATCGATTTTCATACAAGCGGCCTGAACGCCACGTATGACTCGCGCATCATTGCGTCAGCAGGAACGGCAACAACGGGCGCCGGAACGTACCAGATTATAGCCGGTGTACTGGGTCTGAATGCAACCACCGAAATAACCATGGGTGCCACTATTCGCCCAGGCGCTGATAATCTTTACGATTATGGCAGGCCGGATCGGCGAGGTCGTACCGCTTATTTCGGAACCAGCAGCATTAACACATCTGACGAGCGCCACAAGCCAATCCGGGATAATATTTCCGATGCTTTACTGGATGCATGGGGCGAGGTCAGCTGGTCAACAATGTTCAAGTATGATGATGCGATTGCTGAGAAGGGTGCTGACGGGGCTCGCTGGCACTTCGGTCTGATCGCTCAGCATGTGGAAGAGGTATTTTCGGCGCACGGTATTGATGGGTTTACGCTTGGGCTGCTTTGCTATGACGAGTGGGATGATAAGTACATCAAAGTGCGCACAAACGAAGGCGCAATGGTGACCAAAACTCGCACGGTTCAGCAAACCGTTGAAATTAAGAAAACCCGAACGGTCAAAAAGCCGGTGATGATTAAAGCCAGTCGTGAGGTTCTTGTGGATGCGATTGGCGAAGGTGGAGTGGCTATTAAGAAGGTGGTCACTGAAGAATATGAAACTCCGCAACTCACTCAGGTATTCATTTTCAACGAAGACGGATCGCCGCGGCTGGATGACAAAGGAAATGAGCTGTTCATCCTTGAAGCGGTCACAGAAGAAGTTGAGGAGCAATATACAGAGTGTGAGCATGAGGACGTTGAAGAGGAATACACAGAGCTCGCAGATCCTGAATATGCAGAGGTTCTTGATGTGGCTGCCGGAAATCGTTACGGCATTCGCTACGAGGAAGCGCTATCTCTGGAAGCGGCTCTCCAGCGCCGTAACTATGCGAGATTACTGACGCAGCACGAAAAGCTGACTGCCCGCATAGAAGCTCTGGAAGGTGTCAGCCATGAGTGACCTTTCTCCGCTGGCTCATGCAGCTGTCGCTGTTGCCGTGCAATGTGTCATCGGCCTGTTATCAGGAGCGTGGGGTGCTGGCGGTGCGATAGGCTGCATGTTGTTTATCGCTCGTGAGCACACCCAGGCCGAGTATCGCTGGATCGCTCAGTTCGGAGGTGGCAAGCGGGTCAACATGCCGTGGTGGGGTGGCTTTGACTGGCGGGCATGGAATGCTGCCAGTCTACTTGACTGGCTAGTCCCGGTGCTGGCGTGCGCTGTCGTTTATTTCGTATCCAGACTTTAACTCCTGGCGGAGATATTGATAGGCGCCGCCTCATTGATCTGCACCCCCTTTAAAACTACTGTATATAAAAACAGTAAAAGGAGTGCAGATCATGCCCCGCCAATCAGACATTCACGCCGCATTTGTGGCCGCAATACAGCTAAACCCCAAAGATTACCGTTGCCTGAGAATGGACGGCTTTGTTTCGCCTCTAGTAACGGTCAACTGGGATAGGTCGTTAAAGGGGGGCTAACGAGTGGATCGAATGCCACGTAGTGATCTTCAAAGGTATCTCGCCCAACGAGGGCCAGGCGCGAGCCTTCATGATCTCCCACATGAACAGGAGCTTATAGTACAAATTGCTCCGTATTATAAATTTTTCAAGAAATACAACGCGTAAATTATTTCGTTTAACTTTGCTATTTTTTTCTAAAGGTTCCGAAGGGCTTGCCGATAGTAAATTCAACGGCGCAGGAGCCCAAAGGTGGAAGCCGTAAACTTAAATTACGACCAGTCAAACAGGAATTGTAATCATGGCACAAGTTATTAATACCAACAGCCTCTCGCTGATCACTCAGAACAACATCAACAAAAACCAGTCTTCAATGTCTACTGCCATTGAGCGTCTGTCTTCCGGTCTGCGTATCAACAGCGCAAAAGATGACGCTGCTGGCCAGGCGATTGCCAACCGCTTCACCTCTAACATCAAAGGTCTGACTCAGGCTGCCCGTAACGCCAACGACGGTATCTCCGTTGCACAGACCACTGAAGGCGCACTGTCTGAAATCAACAACAACTTACAGCGTATCCGTGAACTGACTGTTCAGTCTTCTACTGGCACCAACTCCAAGTCTGACCTGGACTCTATCCAGGACGAAATCAAATCCCGTCTGGACGAAATTGACCGCGTATCCGGTCAGACCCAGTTCAACGGCGTGAACGTGCTGGCAAAAGACGGCTCCATGAAAATTCAGGTTGGCGCGAACGATGGCCAGACCATCACTATCGACCTGAAAAAAATCGACTCGTCTACTCTGAACCTGACAGGTTTTAACGTAAATGGCGAAGGTTCAGTAGCTAATAAGGCAGCAACTAAAGCTGATTTGACAGCTGCTCAGCTCACTACAACAGCTGCTGGCACTAATATCCCAGCTCCCGCTGCAGATGCTAATGGCGTAACGAAGTATACGGTAAGCGCAGGCCTGAAAGAATCTACTGTGGCTGATGTTTTTGCTGGCTTGAGTAAGGGTGATAAAATAGTCGAAACCAGTCTTAAAAATGGTTTCGATACAGTTACAGCTGGTGAATATACTTATAATAAAGATACCAACGATTTCACATTTAACGCTACTATCGCAGCAGGTTCGGCAACTGTTGATAATAGCCCCAAATTACAATCTTTCTTGACTCCAAAAGCAGGTGATACTGCTAATCTGAACGTTCAGATTGGCACAAAATCTCTGGACGTTGTTTTGTCAAGCGATGGTAAAATCACTGCGAAAGATGGTTCAGAACTTTTCATCGGCATTGATGGCAACCTGACTCAGAACAATTCTGGTACTGGTATTAAACCTGCAACCCTTGATGCGCTGACCAAAAACACGACTACTCCTGCCGCAGCAGTTCCAGTAACTATTACGACTGAAGATAAAACTAAGATTGTGTTGGCTGGTGCTACTACTGCTAACCAGGCTGGTGCAATCACCGTGACTGGCGCCAGAATCAGCGCCGATGCTTTGCAATCTGCTACCAAAACGACCGGTTTCACAATTGGCAGTGGTGCAACCCAAACTGTAGTAGCAGCTAATAGTGGTAAAGTTACAATTGGTGGTACTACCGCTCAAGCATACACCCAAACTGACGGAAAGTTAGATACTGGTAATGAAACTAGTATTTTCCTGCAGAAAGATGGCTCTATTACTAACGGTTCTGGTAAAGCAGTATATGTTCAGGAGGATGGGAAATTCACTACAGATGCAGCAACTAAAGCAGCAACCACTACTGACCCACTGAAAGCGCTGGACGATGCAATCAGCTCTATCGATAAATTCCGTTCTTCTCTGGGTGCTGTACAGAACCGTCTGGATTCTGCAGTAACCAACCTGAACAACACCACCACCAACCTGTCTGAAGCGCAGTCCCGTATTCAGGACGCCGACTATGCGACCGAAGTGTCAAATATGTCTAAAGCGCAGATCATCCAGCAGGCAGGTAACTCCGTGTTGGCTAAAGCTAACCAGGTTCCTCAGCAGGTTCTGTCTCTGCTGCAGGGCTAATTTAGCACTACTGAACCGTAAAGCTCTGCACATGCAGGGCTTTTTTATCGAATGAATATAGCTGAAAATAGACGTCATATTCATTCGATAAAAAAGCCGATCATAATTTAAAATTGTATTTTCCAAATTGAGCGTGTATGGGTTCTCTTGTGATTAAGAAACAGGCGTTTAAATTTTTGCTTGAGCCGAATAAAAATCATATCAATGAATTTTTGGTTTTCGCAGGTTCCTGTCGATTTGTATACAATAAAGGACTCGCTCTTATTAATGAGAATTATGATTCGGGTAAGAAATTCTTAAACTACAATCAACTGGCATCAGAATTAGTTAATTGGAAAAATGAAGAGTGCCTTGCATGGCTAAAAATGGCTCCATCTCAGTGCTTGCAACAATCATTAAGGGATCTGGATAAAGCGTTTAAAAATTTCTTTTCGGGAAAATCACAGTACCCTCGATTTAAAAAGAAAGGCCGTAATGATTCTTTTAGAGTGCCATGCCAAAGAGTCAGGCTGGATCAAGAAAAAAATTTGGTATCATTACCCAAACTAGGGTGGGTTAAGTATCGTAAAAGCCGAGAGATAACAGGAGTATTAAAGAACGTTACTATTTCAAGAAAGCTTGATAAATGGTATATAAGTTTTAATACAGAAGCAGTTGTTCCTGAACCCGTTCATCCATCATTCAGCAAAACCAAAATTTTGCTAAATAATGAATGTATTATGCAACTTACATCGAATGAGAGCTTGGTCGAGCAATTTACCAGCATGGAAGGTAATAAAAAGCTAAGGAACCTTAATAATATACTAGGCAGAAAAGTAAAATACAGCAGTAATTGGCTAAAAACTAAAAAGAAAATTGATAGCGTAAAAGCAAGGTCAAGCAGGCGCAGACTGGATGCCTTACATAAAATAACTACAGCAATATGCAAAAAACACGCTATTGTAGAGTTGGTTAATTTAACGGATTCTTTACCTGATAAAAGTAATGGTTTTGTAAGCATGGGTTATGAATTTGTTAGACAGTTAATGTATAAACAAGAATGGTTGGGTGGTCAGGTAATTCGGTTAGGCGATTAGCGTAGTTTATTAATGATTAAATAAGAGTTATATACAGCTGTTTATATGACCTTAGATGAATTGCTGGCGGCAGGGCATGTCGTGTCAGTTTGTGGAGGGGGGGGGTTATTTCAACTTCCGATGAAGCAAAAATCTCGGTTATTAGTACTGAGAATGTCAACGTCTGGTCAATACTTTGGCAACCAGTTTGTGCACCTTTACTAAATCAGTCATCGAACTCTGCTTTAATATGACTGTGATTATATACAGCGCTTGCTGTGAAAAAAAACAGCCTCGAGGCGAGTAGAGTGCAAAATGGTGAAAGGTTTTTGTTACCCTTAGTTACAAATAGAAAAACCCCAGAGTGTGAAATCTGGGGTTCTTTTAAAGTGCACGTGCATTTCACGTGCATATTTTTGTCTTTTCTCGGTCTGCCTGCTGTCTGGTCAGTGTCCGTAACTGGCTGTTTTTATTGCCACTGTCCGGTTGCAGTCCTATCAAAAGTGGTGGAGCTGGCGGGAGTTGAACCCGCGTCCGAAATTTCTACATCCTCGGTACTACATGCTTAGTCAGTCTTTACATTCGCACGCCAGCTGCGGACAGACACGCCACTAACGAACTAGCCTGATTAGATTTAACACTTCAGCCCCAGGCAGGACATCCATGCGATCTCTTTTGGGTTTGACCTCTCTTTGATCCCCGTCTTAAGAGCGGAAGCTAGGGAGAGAGGGCTCTTAGCAGGTTATTAAGCTGCTAAAGCGTAGTTTTCGTCGTTTGCGACTATTTTTTTGCGGCTTTTTACGAGGCAAACCGCCCCTCGGCATGCACCTTGGGTTTCGCAAATCCCGTCGAATCCAGAATCAGCCCCAATAGTGTTACAGCAAGTATACCAGAACTCGTAGCCGGGATACCACCCCGGAACGCTAACTTATTGAATCGCTCAATAAGTGCGTTGAAATTAACGGCCTGCGTGCTTCATGATGCGCGCTTTATCGACCTGCCATTCACGGTCTTTCGCGTCGTTACGCTTGTCGTGCTGCTTCTTACCTTTTGCCACGCCGATTTTCACTTTGCACCACGCGTTCTTCCAGTACAGCGACAGGGCGAGCACGGTATAACCTTCGCGGTTGATGCGCCCGAACAGGGAATCCAGCTCACGCTTGTTCAACAGTAGCTTACGGGTGCGGGTAGGATCGCAAACGTAGTGTGAAGAGGCGACCGTCAGTGGCGTAAAGTTCGCGCCAAACAAAAAGGCTTCGCCGTCTTTGAAGATCACGTAGCTATCACCGATGTTGGCTTTACCCGCACGCAGCGATTTAACTTCCCAGCCCTGTAACGCCAGGCCAGCTTCGAATTCTTCTTCAATGAAATACTCGTGGCGGGCACGCTTGTTGAGCGCAATGGTTGCCGAGCCAGGTTTATGTGCTTTTTTCTTCGTCAT